CGGGGTATGGTGGCGGTGGTGGCTCGGGTGGCAAAGCATCGTTTGACTCCGCAGGCGGGGGCGGGGCGGGGCTTGCAGGACCGGGCGGAAACGCAACCGTAAACGCTGGCGCTAACGATACCGCTGGGGCGGCGGGTGCAAATGGCGGCCAATCCGGTCAAAACACAAACACAGCCACCACAAATTTAGGCGGATCTGGCGGTAGCCGCACATCATCAGGCGGCAGCGGCAACGGCGCAGGCGCGTCTATTATGGGGGCTTCGGGCGGTGGTTCTGGTGGGGGCAAAAACGCTACTCCAGCATATTTTCCTGGAGGTTTTGGGGGGCAACAACGCGCCGCTATGCTTGACACCGCCGGTCCTGGCGCGGCTACAGGCGTAGTTAACGGTTACGCTGGTGCAAGAGGTTTACTTGGATTTTGCGGTTCTGGCGGTGGCGGCGGTGGGGCGAACGCTACAACCGCAGGAACAGGCGGTAATGGCGGCTTTCCCGGCGGCGGCGCTGGTGGTGGCGGGGCGTCCATCACGGGCGGCGCATCAGGCGCAGGCGGAACAGGAGGCGGTGGCGTTGTCATCGTGATCAGCCAATGACAATCAATTCTCAGGTTTACGTCGATAAATTCACATCTGGTTCTGGCACATGGACTAAACAGTCATGGGCGCAGTATGTGCGAGTCGTGTTGATTGGCGGTGGTGGATCTGGTGGTGGTGGGGCTAAACAGGCATTAAACAGCAACTCAAGCGGCGGTGGTGCAGGCGGAGGGGCGGGAGTTGTTGATATAACACTTGCTGCGGTTCAACTTGGTTCAACTGAAACGTATTCTGTTGCTGCCTCTGTATCTGGAGGTGCTGGAACGACAACAAATGCATCTAGCGGCGCTGACGGTTCACAAGGAAATTCAACAACATTTACGATTGGTTCTGGGGCAACGACATTAACTGCATACGGCGGAGGAGGTGGATATAGGGGAAATACATCCAATGCTGGTGGCGGCGGAGGAGCTGGATTGTCTGGTTCCGGCGGCACTAGCACAGGGGGAAGAGGTGCGGCAGGATTAAACAACGGCACTTTAGGCGGAAACTCAGAAGCTGGTTTTTCAAGCACGTCAATTCAAGGCGGCGGCGCTGGTGGTGGCAGCAATAACGGTTTTATTGGCGGATCTGCACCATTTGGTGCTGCTGGCGGCGGTGGCGCTGGAAGTAAAAGCATAACCCCAACATATGGCAGCGGTGGTGCAGGCGGAGCATCACGCGACATTGCGGGTGGTGCTGGAGGAATAGCAGGCGGAACATTAAACGGAACAGCAGGAACAAATAGCAATTCAGCCTCTCCAGGCTCTGGCGGCGGTGGCGGCGCAGCAAATGGAACGGCAGCCAAAGCCGGAAACGGCGGCAATGGCGGCATTCCTGGCGGAGGTGGAGGCGGCGGCGGTGCTGGCCTTAACTCTGTCACCAATGGTGGTGACGGTGGAGCGGGTGCGCGTGGTGAAATTTGGGTGATACAATATGACAGCGATCCTACCGGAGTTGGTGTCATTGGGTATCCAATGATTGATGTTTGAGGGAAACATGAAGATAGCTGTCTATGCCATCAGCAAAAATGAAGAACAGTTTGTGAAGCGTTTTTGCGATGCTGCGAAAGACGCTGATGCAATTTACATTACAGATACGGGAAGCAATGACCGAACTGTTGAATTAGCGCGAGAATGCGGCGCTATTGTTAATGAAATTTGCATTCGGCCTTGGCGATTTGATGCGGCAAGGAATGCTGCTCTTGCGATGTTGCCGAAAGATATAGACGTATGTGTTAGCCTTGATCTTGATGAAGAGCTTCAAGAAGGATGGCGTGAGGAGATTGAGCGAGTTTGGAAACTGGGTGAAACAACCCGCCTACGCTATATGTTTGATTGGGGCGCAGGGATTGCGTTCAAATATGAGAAAATCCATGCCCGTGACGGGTATTATTGGAAACATCCATGCCATGAATATCCGGTTCCTGACGGTCGCATTCAGGAGATTTGGGCAGATACAGACATGCTTTTGGTTGTCCATAAACCTGACCCGACTAAATCACGCGCTCAATACTTAGACCTTCTCCGTATCTCGGTGGAAGAAGATCCTGATGATCCACGGAATGCTTTCTATTATGCCCGTGAGCTTTCATTCCACCGTGAATGGGAGAAATCTATAGCGGAGTGCAATCGCTATCTTGCGCTCCCCAAGGCAACTTGGCCCAATGAGCGTTGCTATGCCTATCGCGTGATGGGCCGTTGCTACAGTGAACTTAACAATCAATACGAGGCTGAGAAAGCTTTCCAAAAAGCATCATTTGAAGCACCGAATACCCGTGAGCCGTGGTGTGAACTTGCGATGCTTTATTATCGGCAGCATCGGTGGGAAGAATGCCTTGCAATGGCTTTCAGAGCATTGCGAATCACTAACAGAGAAAAAGTCTATACGGTCGATCCAGAGGTATGGAAATCTCAGCCGCATGATTTGGCTTCAATAGCCGCGTGGCATCTTGGTCTTAAAGAAATTTCAATTGAGCAAGCAACGCTTGCCGTTGAGAAGGAGCCAGACAATGAAAGGCTCATTAAGAATCTTCGGTTTGTTTCCGGAGAAAAAGAACTCTCAGATCAAGAGGCCGCATAAAATGGATACGCAAACCCTCATAAATGGAATCTTTGGCCTCATCATGGGGGTAGGCGGTTGGTTTGCCAATGAAGTTTGGAGCGCGGTGAAAGCACTTCAAAAAGACATGCATCAAATTGAGGTCGATCTTCCTAGTAACTATGTCAGGAAAGATGAGTTTGGTGACGCAATCAGACGGATTGAGGTCATATGCGAGCGCATTTTTGACAAATTAGACAACAAACAGGACAAGTGACATGGCTTTCGGCATTGATGATGCGGTTGCGGCTGCTTTGAAGGTTCTGGACAAGTTTGTCCCTGATCCGGCGGCTAAGGCTCAGGCAGAGAAAGAGCTACGCGCTGATCTTCTCTCTTGGGATGCAGGGCAGAACAAGATCAACGAGATGGAAGCTCAGAACCCAAATATATGGGCTTCTGGGTGGCGACCGGCGATTGGATGGGCTTGCGCTTACGCTTTTGTGTTTACCTACACAATTGCGCCCACGATTGATTGGATTGCCCATATGTTTGGTTCAACAGTTGCAATGCCAGTTTTCAATCAGGCCGCGCTAGATACCCTGCTTTATGGTATGCTTGGCATGGGTGGGCTTAGAAGCTTTGAGAAGTTCAAGGGAATTGCAAAATGAAGCTGGATGATCGGTCAATTAAACGCCTTGATGGAATTCATCCAGACCTTTTAAAGGTAGTTGAGAGAGCGGCAGAGCTGACAGATACACCATTCATTGTGACCGAAGGGTTGCGATCTATGGAGCGTCAGAAAAAGCTTGTTGCCGCTGGAGCCTCTACCACCCTTAGATCTCGCCATCTAACAGGACACGCGGTTGATCTAGCCGCATTTGTTGATATGGACGGATCTGGAGACTATACGAGCGGCGATAACATCCGGTGGGATTGGCCTCTGTATAGCAAAATTGCCTCCTTCATGAAAACAGCGGCATTCCAAGTAAATGTTCCTATTGAGTGGGGCGGCGACTGGACTACTTTTAAGGATGGCCCACACTTTCAGTTGCCTTGGAAAGAATACCCATCGGCCTGATTGTCCTATATAATTCTGCCAAACTGTTGTATATTGGCGGAAACTAAGGCAGGAACCGGCAAAAATGACCACTGGCCTCTCATATGACGGAACAGTAGCAAACACGACGAGCTACATCACTCAAATCGCCACATTGGCGGTCGTTGAGGAAGATAATCCTGCCTTTTTGACTATTCTGCCTCAGATGATCACATATGCTGAGAACCGTATTTATCGTGAATTGGATTTTCTGTTCACTTCTGTGGCCAATACAAGCTATTCAACCAACGCAACGACCAGAATTATAGCAGTTCCGGCGGGGACGTTTGTGGTTCCTGAGCAAATCAACCTGATTACTCCGGCAGGAACGACAAATCCTGATCTCGGAACTCGCGTTCCGCTTCTTCCGACGACAAAAGAATACCTAGATACGGTTTATGGTGACAGTCAATCCAAAGCTACTCCTAGGTATTTTGTCCCATTTGATGACTATACCTTTTTGGTTGGGCCGTATCCTGATGCGGCATACACATGCGAGATTGTAGGAACGATCCGCCCTGATAGTATGTCGGAAACCAACAAGACCACGTTTATCAGCCTTTACCTTCCAGACGTTTTCATCATGGCATCCATGATCTATGTGTCTGGTTATCAGCGCAACTTCGGTCGTGCCAATGACGATCCGCAAATGGCCGTTACATATGAGAGCCAATATCAGGCTCTTCTGGCAAGCGCCAAGGAAGAAGAAAATCGCAAGAAGTTTGAGGCGGCGGCTTGGTCGTCTCAGAGCCGTGCAACTAGCGCAACGCCGACGAGGTAATCTATGCCACACGCTAGTTTCAAAATTCTTCCAGGCGTTGATGAGGTCAAAACACCGGCCCTCAATGAAGCGGCAATTTCTCAGAGCCAATTGATTCGGTTCATGCCGGATCGCACTCTCGGCGGAATTGTGCAGAAGCTTGGTGGATGGGCAAAGTATTATAACGGCTCAATCGGTTCCACAGTCCGTTCTTTATGGGCATGGGAAGATACGCTTAGCAGTTCTTATCTTGCTGTTGGTGCAGAAGGGCTTCCTGCCGGTGGTGGTGGTGCGCTTCAAGTAATTCAGTCTGGAGGTGCAACTGACATTACGCCTGAGACCGCATCTTACGATGTCACCGTTGATTTCTCGACGACGATTGGAAGCAATGTTGTTACTGTAACTCAAACAGGAAGCAATATTAGCGATTATGATGTCGTCAACATCCAAACTCATATCAGCGTTGGCGGGATTATTCTATTTGGCCAATATCCTTGTCATGCTGTAGGCCCGAATACATACAACATCTATGCATACAACTCTCTCCTAGAGCCGTATTATGCAACATCTACAGTAGCAAACGGCGGCGCTGTTCCGCTTTTTACGGTAACTAGCGGGTCTGATTTTGTTAATGTTACACTTGCATCGCATGGATTTTTTGCAGGTCAAACATTTCCAATTTTGATCGCATCTTCTGCTGGAGGTGTGACGCTCTATGGGAACTATGAAATCCTTCAAGTCGTTGATGATAATAACTTTATCATTTCTGCGACAACACAGGCTTCAACTCTTGCTGTGACGGGCGCATCAGGAGATGGTTCAAACGCAACATTAACATATACAAGTTCTGTTACTGTTGTGAATGGTTCTCAAATCACAGTTTCTGATGTTGATCCATCAGGATATAATGGAACGGCCACAGTAAATGCATCTTCTGCCGGTTCTGTATCATATCTTAATGCAACTACAGCTACTTATGTTGGAAATGGAACAATAACTGGTTCATTCTCATTTTATGAGAACAATGGACAAGTTCATTTCCTGTATCAAAAAGGTGTCGGCCCACTTCCTCAGGGAACTGGTTATGGTGTTGGCCCGTATGGTGGTGGCGCATATGGCTCTGGAATTCCACCGGCAGCAGGGACTGGAACACCAATCAACGCTATAGATTGGACTCTTGATAACTGGGGTGAAGTTTTAATTTCAAACCCATTTAATGGGCCTATTTATGCGTGGAATCCGACGACTGGTGATCCCGTTGCTCAGGTGATTCCAGAAGCACCTGTTACAAATCATGGTGCTTTTGTCGCTATGCCTCAACGACAGATCATCTGCTGGGGTTCAACATTTACGGGAATTCACGATCCGCTCCTTATTCGGTGGAGTGACGTAAATAATTACAACGTATGGACTGCCTTGATCACAAATCAGGCTGGTTCTTATCGCATTCCAAAGGGATCGCGCATTATTCAGTGCATCCAAGGCCCACAGCAAGGTCTTATCTGGACTGATTTGAGCCTTTGGGCCATGCAGTATGTCGGCCCTCCATATGTCTATCAATTCAACGAGATCGGCTCAAACTGCGGATTGATAGGTCGCAAGGCTGCCGCAGCAATGAATGGTATTGTTTATTGGATGGGACAAAGCCAGTTCTTCAAGTTTGCGGGATCTGGTGTTGAAGCGGTGCGTTGTCCAATTTGGGACGTTGCGTTTCAAGATCTTGATACAGACAATCTCGATAAGATCCGCATTGCTTGCAATAGCCGCTTTATGGAAGTGACTTGGTATTACCCAACCACTGGAAGCAACGGCGAGAACAGCAATTATGTCAAATATAACGTGATCCTTGATCAGTGGGATTACGGGACTTTGAGCAGAACTGCGTGGATCAATGAATCTGTTCTTGGCCCACCCATTGGTGCAGGAGATGATCAGGATATTTATCAGCATGAAGTATCGCCTGATGCTGATGGAGAGCCAATGAATTCTTGGTTCCAGACTGGCTATTTTGTCATGACGGAAGCAGACGTTAAGATGTTTATTGACCAAGTATGGCCTGACATGAAATGGGGCTATTACAACGGCAGTCAGGGCGCAAACATATTACTGACATTCTATGTTGCGGATTATCCTGGAGATACTCCAAAGCAATATGGCCCATTCACTCTTACACAGGCTACCAAATACATCACGCCTCGTTTTAGAGGTCGCCTAGTTTCAATAAGAGTTGAAAGCAATGACATTGGAACATGGTGGCGATTGGGTAACATACGCTATCGTTTCCAAGAAGATGGAAAATACTGATGGCTAGTTTAGATGATCTTCTGACAGCTCAGAAAAACGGTGTCGTTGCGATCAACGCACTCAATCAAACTTATCTACGCAGTCAAGGTGTATCAACATCGCAGACTGTTTCTGCTAATACGACGATCACGACAATTAAAGGATACTTGGTCAACGTATCTGTCGTGGTAGCAGGATCATCAGAAGGCCAAATCTACAACGCAACTTCTAATACAACAGCAATTGCGTCCAATCTCTTAGCGACAGTTCCAAACACGACTGGAGTTTATTCTCTTGGTCTTGCGTTCAACTCCGGCATCTACATTGTGCCTGGAACGGGTCAGTCTCTTAATGTCACATATACGCCAACGACGGGGTGAGCCATGCCACTGAAAAAAGGATCATCTCAAAAGATTATCTCGGAAAATATCCGAGAAATGTCCCGTGCGGGACATCCGCATAACCAAGCAGTGGCAGCAGCACTGAATATGTCCCGTTCGGGAAAGTCTATTGGTGGCCCGAATATGGGAACAACCACGACAACGACAGGCCCAACGCCATTCTTTGGCGGAAAGCCTAATGACGTTGATAAGAAAATCCACGTTGGGGCTATCCATAGTTCTGTGGCAGGGAGAACTGACCATCTGCCTGTTCATGTATGGTCAGGTTCTTATGTCATTCCGGCAGACATTATCTCCGCATTAGGCGAGGGAAATACTATGTCTGGGTTCAAGGTTGCTGAACAGATTTTTGAAACACCAAGCTACATGAAGGGAACTCCTGGAGTCTCATCGTTCGGTGGCGATATTGGCGCTAAGTCTTTGCCAAATATGCCTGAAAAAAGAGCTGATGGTGGGTCAGTTGACGAGCAGGAGGCCGTTCCGGTTGTTTTGGCCGGTGGGGAATATGTTATCCATCCGCGCAGTGTTGCTCGGATTGGTCGGGGGGATCTAAATCGGGGACATTCCGTTTTAGATAATTTTGTAAAAGCAATGCGAGCCAAGACGGTTCAGACCCTTCGGAACCTTCCTGGCCCAAAAAGGGATTAAGGGATGGGTGAGGAACTTTCAGTCAGGATTGGGACTCCTGACGATGTGGACAACATGATGGAACTTGCACTTCAAGCATGTGACGAGAATGGGTTTGTGAACCCAGATCCGGCAAAGCTGTTGCATGAAATCTATCCTGCGTTGGCCCAAGACCGTGGTTTGGTAGGAATAATTGGCAAACCAGGGGAAAAAATTGAAGGAGCCGTCTTACTCAGAGTGTCAAAGATGTGGTATAGTCAAGCTGACATACTTGAGGAGAAGGCTATCTTTATCCATCCAGAATATCGCAGTGCTAAGGGGGGACGCGCTCGACGTTTGGTGGAATTCTCTAAGGAAGTCTCCGATTTTTTGAAGATCCCCCTAATCATAGGTGTTCTTTCAAATCATCGGACAGAGGCAAAAGTCCGTCTGTATGAGAGACAATTTGGAAAACCCGCTGGGGCTTTTTTCCTATATAATGCTCAAACAGGTGGGTGGAAAGACAATGCGGAGTAAGTAGTATGGGCGGCAAAAGCGGAACGACGACTAGCTCCGTATCTATTCCACCAGACGTTCTCAAACGGTATAATGCCGTTAACGCATATGCTTCTGATGTCGCTCAGACACCATTTCAGGCATATCAGGGACAGTTTGTAGCTGGATTAACACCGACCCAACAGGCCGGAATTCAGGGAACTAGCCAATACGCTAATGCCGCCCAACCATATTACGGGGCCGCCACTCAGCAATTGATGAACGCTCAGGCAAGCGCACAGCCTGGTATCTCGGCGGCATATCAGAGTGTCGGCGGCGCTCAAGACATTGGCCAACAATATGCTCAGGGTGCGACACAAGGCATTGGCGCTGCTCTTCAGTATGCTCAGCCATATCAGGCGGGATCTACTCAGGCCGCGTTTATGGGTGCTCAGAGCATTCAGCCAGGTCAGTTGAATACTGCTCAGTATATGAATCCATATACTCAGGCTGTTGCAGATACGACCTATCAGGCTCTTCGCCAGCAGCAACAGCAGGAAATGCAAGGCGCAACCGCTAATGCAATCAGGTCTGGTGCTTTCGGTGGCGACCGTTCTGGTCTTGTTGCCGCAAACCTCGCTCGTCAGCAGCAATTAGGCACAGCTCAGGCGATGGCTCCGATTTATCAGCAGGGCTATGGTCAGGCTCTTCAGACTGCTCAACAGCAGCAAGGTGTTCAACTCTCGGCGGATCAGGCCAATCGTGCTGCGATGCAGAACCTCGCCCAGCAGTTGCAAGGAATTGGTCAGCAAGGTTACGGACAGCAGATGGGGGCTGCTCAACAGCTCGGCGCTCTTGGTCAGCAACAATATGGCCAAGGTATGGGTGCTGCTGCTCAGTTGGCAGGGCTTGCTCAACAGGGTTACGGAATGGGTGCTGCAACGTCTCAGGCTCTTGCGGGTCTTGGAAGTGGAGCGCAACAGGCCGGACTTCAGGGCGCTCAGGCTCAGATGGGAGCCGGAACTCTGGAGCAGCAGACGCAACAAGCCGACCTTACAGCTCGTTATCAGCAGTTCCTTCAGGAGCGTGGTTATCCGTTCCAGACGGCTCAGTTCCTCGCAAACATTGCGATGGGAACGGGTGCGCTTTCTGGGTCAACAACCCAGACCACGCAGCCTATGCCATTTTTCTCTGACCGCCGTGTTAAGCACGATGTCAAAGAGATTGGTAAGACAAACGACGGTCAGCCAATTTACTCGTTCAAGTATAATGGCGATGATTCCACCCAAATTGGCCTTATGGCTCAGGATGTTGAAAAGAAGCATCCTGATGCTGTCGGTGAATACGGCGGCATTAAGACTGTTGATTATAAGAAGGCCACCGAGGGTGCAGAGCGTCCAGAGCGTTATGCGGGTGGTATTGTTCCTGCCTCAATGGGTGGCGCAGTCAATGAGCCTGGCGCGTATAATCGCGGCGGATATGCTTATGGCGGCGATATAGATCCAAACGACCTTCAGGCTCTCCTTCAGCAGCAACAACAGGCTCTTGGCCCCTTTGGAGAAAAGGGTCTGTATGGTCAGGGCCATGCAGAAGGAAATCCATTTGGCCAATCTGGAGGCATTGTTCCAAAGAACAAGCTTCATGTCGGAAAGTTGATGGTTTCAAAGGCTCAACCAAAACAGATTGAAGGTTTGGGTGGACAGGCTCTTGATCTCTACAAGCAGGGCAAGAGTGCTTACAATGAGTTCCAACAGGCCCGTGACATTTACAATAAGTTAGCATCAACACCCGCCCCAGAAGAAAAAGGCGGCGTTGGAAGCGATGCTGCTTCTTCTAAAACTCCTGCAATTTCATCCGATTCTGCATCAAGTGCCGTAGCACCAGATAAAGAACAGGGTTGGGGTGAATGGTTGGCAAGCAAGTTGTTTGCTGACGGTGGGGTTGTTCCTCGCAAGCATTTTGTGCAAGGCGGAACTGCATTTCATGACCCATATAAGCCATATGACTTTGAAGAGGGGCAGGTTCCTGATGAGGTTTTGGAACTTGATAAGCCAGCAGAACTTCAGAAGGCAAACACGCCTTCTGGTTCAACATCTCAGACTGGTGTTGGCCTCGGTGATGTTGCAAAACTTGCAATGCTGTTTTTGAAAGATGGCGGCGCTGTTCCTCGTCATGGATATGCAACTGATGGTGAAGTCGTTTCGGAACAAAATCAAGATGATTACTCGTTGAATGCGGCTAAGGAAATTTTGCGTCAACGTGAAGGTTTCCTTGATAAGCCAAAATATGACGTAAACGCCCTCCGTGCCGGTTATGGAACAGATCAGTTCACAACGCCTGAAGGAGGCGTTGTCCCTGTTACAGCCGAAACGCGGTTCACAAAAGAAGATGCAGAACGAGATCTTTCTCGCCGCACTCCAATGTTTATGCAAAAGGCTCAATCCGATATTGGGCCTGAAGCATGGGCAAAGCTTACACCTGATGCAAAAGCAGCATTAACATCTGTTACCTACAACTACGGATCGGTTCCGAAGAGTGTAGTTGAGGCGGCTCAATCTGGCGATATGGCTGCTGTTGGGGATGCTGTTTATGGTCTCCGTGGTCATAATCAGGGTATCAACGCCGGTCGTCGTGCTTACGAGGCAAGATTTATCAATCCTCAAGGGGAATATCAGGCAGATGTTCCTGCTCGCGGCGCATCAAATGCTCAAGGTGTAAAACCTTCTCAAGAGAGCCAAGGCATTATGCCAGGCGTTCAAAACTGGCTTGCTGAAAATCAGGGATGGCTTGCTCCAACAGGCGCGTTCTTGAAGGGTATGGTGCAATCAAAGAGCCCATTCCTCGGCGGAGCATTGCTTGAAGGCGCTGGAGCTGGTCTTGAGGCTATTGGCCCTGCACAGGCTCAAATTGCCCAAACAGGACTTACTCAGGCAAGTAAGGGTCTCACAGAGGCTGAAACACGCAATAAAGGGTTCCAGTTTGTTCCTGGCATTGGTGGCTTTATGTGGGTCATTGATAAACAGAGCGGTCAGCAGAAGTTCATTCCGTATTCTGTTTATAGTGAATCCCCAGAACGATATGTGACTTCTAATGGGCCTCAACCAAAGTTGAGCCCAACTGATGCGAGCAGCATTAATGATGAGTTTAATGTTCCATCGGTTGGAACAAATGCTCCTACAGGTCAACCTTCAACTGGTGAAACACAACCTCAAACTCCTCCCACTGCAACAGTAGAGCAATCTCCGAACTTCAACCAAAACTCGGTTGAACAGGCAAAACAGTCGGTGAAGGAAATTCAAAAAGCCCAATCATCAATGATGCCTGGCGTTGCAACTTCTCCTATTGAAGAGGGAAATGCGTATCGCAAGGGTGTCGTTGGTCTTGCTAATGCGACACGCGCAAACTTCGGCAACACGATTGATTACATCAAGAACATTGCTGATGCGACAGAACTGGGTGGTTGGCAAACTCCTGGAACAAAATCGCAATTACGCGGTGATGCTGCAAAAGTGTTTGGAACGCTTGCAAGCGCATTTGGCGTAGATCCAAGCCTGAACCTTGGCGATGTTAATGACATTAACAACAAGATGAAGGCATTGAGAAGCCAAATGATGGCTCAATCCGCCGGACAAGAAAGCCTTGGAGCGTTGGAGTTGCTTTCTAATGCAATGGTCAACGGCGACATGTCCAAGGAAACAATGGCCAAACTTGGCGCTATCACATTGATGCTTGAAGGTCGCGCAATGGATCGACTTGATCATGCAGACAAGTGGGGTCAAGTCACTGGTGGCTCATACTTCAAGGCTGGCAAAAACTTTGAAGAAGTGAACAGCACGCGTCAATTTGATAAAGAATTGAACGCTGTTACAACGATGATCAAAGATTTTCCTGACATTACAAAAGAGCTTTTTGCATCATCTCCAGAAGAGATTGATAAGGCTTTCATGGAAAACTTTGGCCTTCCAAACATGAGCCGTTACTTCAGGGCGCGATAAAATGACAGAACCACTTTCTCTCAGCGAACGTCTAAAGCAACGGATGCAAGAGGCTAATCCTGATTTATCAGGAGGCGCTCACGGATCTCCTTCTTCATTGTCTCAGCAAATACAGCAGAGAAAAAGCAGCATCATGGAAGAGAAATTTCCAGATGCTCGCGTTTTGACTCCTTCTGGAGATCAAAAAGACATTGGTTGGAGTCAAGTTGGTTCTGAAGCATTGAGCAACCTTCCTCGTAGCACATACGAGGCTGGAGCGGCCATGGTTCATCCATTTTTGCATCCAATTGAGACTGCCGAAAATATCGGAGCTTTGGGAAAAAGCATTTACTCTAAGGCAAAAGGTGCGCTTGGAATTGAGCAAGATCCTGCTCAAAAAGCAAAAGATGAAGCCATGGCAAATGCGCTTGGTGAATTCTATTCCAATCGTTACGGATCAATGTCTGGGTTCAAGCAAGCCCTTGCAAAAGATCCTATGGGGGTTTTGCTCGATATATCTGTTCCGTTTACCGGCGGAGAGATGGCACTTGCTCGCGCTCCTGGTGTTTTGGGCAAGATTGGAAAAGCATCTGGCGTAATGGCTGAGATCACAGATCCTATGCGGTCTATTCCGGCTGCCTTGGGTGTTGTTGCTAAAGCTCCTGGAGTTAAGCCTGTCGTTGAAGGCATTAAAAATGCTCCTGCAAAATACTTTGAATCTCAGGCAAAGCTCGCACCAGGAACGCTTGAAACTGCATACGAGGCAGGGCGCAACCCTTCTCCGGCATTAGAGCCTTTTGTTGAGCATATGCGTGGAACAGCTCCATCAACTGACATCATCAGTCAGATTGACGATATTTATAGCGCAAAGGCAGACGCAAGAAAGGCCGGTTATCTTGCGGGAATGCGTGGCCCTGTTGCCCAAAATGTCGTTGATATAACTCCGATTAGGAATCTTGTTGATCAAAACATTCAGAATACGGCTCACTTGGAATCTGGGGCTGTTATGAATGAAGTGAAAAACATCATTGATAATTTCCAAAACAATGGTGTTATTTCGGGTTATGCAGGAAGCCCTGGATACAGAATTGCAGACCCTGCAAATCCAACCGTTTTTGACGTTGATAAGTTGAAGCAACGCATCGGAGAAATTGCTGCTAATAAGCAAATCCCTGGCGCTGCGGCGGCAGGTGAAGTTCGGCAAAAGATTGCAAAGTTGATCCGTGATACAAATCCAGAATATGGGGAGATCATGGATAAATATGCGGATCTTTCTGAACAGTTGAAAGAAATTAAATATCTTGCTGGGACAAATAAGCAAGTTGCAGAAGCGCGTCTGACAAAATTGATGCGTGGAGCAAAGAACGACAAGAACAAACAGCAATTGTTGGAAGAAGTTTTTTCAACAAATCCTGAATTGCGATCAGCAATTATGGGTTCAAGCGTATCTGACATGGGACGAGTAGGAGCGACAGACTTTATGCTCTATGCTTTGGGTAGTGGACTTGTAAGCCACCCTGCCGGATTGGGACTTGCTGGAGCGCATTATCTTTCTGAATCTCCAAGAGTTGTCGGAGAGGCGGCTTACAAAGCCGGAAAGATTGCGAAGAAGGCTAGAAGCGTCATTGATAGCAAATATGCTAGACCGATTGTTGACGCATCCAAGGGATCTCGTCCATTTATGGAAGAGTTGGGCAAGTATGAAGAGCGCAAGCAACAAGAGAAACAAAAGAAAAAGTTTCTTGAAGGCATGGTTCCTGCTCAAGCTAATGGCGGTCGTGTAGCTCGCGCTGACGGTGGAAGAATTGATGTTCTTCGCGGTGCAAGGGCTTTGATGCGAGCCGCAGAAAATGCTAAAAAGAGCATTAGCAAAACAACTGAACCGCTTCTTGAGCAACCTGACGAGCATATCGCTCAGGCTCTCGACATGGCAAAACGTCACATCTGAGGTGCATCATGGTATCGTCTTACACGCCAAATAAGAATTTGGAAAAGCCAGGTAACGGCGATTATGTTGATACATGGAACATCCCAGTTAACGCTGATATGAGCGCAATTGACGCTGCATTTGGCAATGTTACAAGTCTCAATGCGACATCTGGATCGGCAATCCTGAGTTCTGCAAACTACACCAACATGGCCCTCAATATCACTGGGGCTATGACAGCAAACGTCACATATACAATTCCTTCCGGTGTGGGTGGAAGTTGGATTGTCAGAAATGCTACAACAGATGGTTCTGGCGGCCCTTGGTATGTGACTATTGCATCTGCCGGAGGTGGAGACAGCGTTAACGTCATCCGTGGCCGAAATGTTGCTGTGTGGTCTGATGGAACCAATATCAGGGTTGTTCAGCCCAATGTGGTTAGCACTGGAACTGTAACAAGCGTTGATGTTTCGGGCGGAACGACTGGCCTTACAACTTCTGGTGGCCCTATTACGACTAATGGCACGATTACAATTGGCGGGACTTTGGCCGCAAATAGCGGAGGAACAGGTCTATCAAGCTTTACTGCCAACAATGCAATTTACTCAAACTCAAATTCAACACTTACAGCGGGAACGCTTCCAATTCCTGCCGGTGGCACTGGTTTGACAGCATTGGGAACTGGCGTTCAGTCTGCCCTTTCAGCAAACGTAACAGGATCAGACAGCATCGTTTTGCAGACATCTCCAAACATCACTACTCCGACCGTTTCAGGCGGAACGATGAGCAATGTCACGCTTATTACTCCTGCATTGGGAACGCCGACATCGGGTAATTTGATCAATACGACATCTGTTCCTGTCGCTAATGCTACTGGTGTTCTTTCAGTCGTAAATGGTGGAACTGGGGCAAATACACTCACAGCAAATAGTCTCGTTGTTGGGAACGGCAATTCTGCTGTTACGCTGCTCGCGCCTGGAACATCTGGAAATGTTGTAACATCAAACGGAACAGCTTGGACTTCTGCTGCTCCAAATTCCTCAAGCTTTACTTTGCTTGGCTCTCTCTCTGGAACGGGAGCAACAACTCGCGTTCTTTCAAATCTTACTCTAACACCATACAAGCAATTGTATTGTGTGTTTTCGGGAATTTCATCAACAACCGATACAGATACAATATGGGTTATGGATTCTGGCGCAACTCTTGGACAGCTTCCAAAATCCGCTGAAAATACAAGTGGTCACACGGCAATTGATTTGACTGTTGGAACATACACATGCGTATTATCTAGATCTGTATCAGACTCTCAGGCATCATCAGCAAATTCTACTGAAAACTTTAGTTTTTGGGTTGGAAGAGCAAATGTCACGACAGCATCAACTTCCGTGACATTTGGTATTGCTGGAGGTGGCAACTTTGATGCCGGAACAATCTATGTCTATGGGGTCAAATAATCTTTGACCTTCCAAATCGAGCAGAGAAGTTGCGTTCACGTTTCTCTCTTAAATTTGGAACCATATAGCAAATAGATGCGTGGGCTTCACAGTATGATCCACGTTCTTTTGGCGCACCGCAGAATATAAAGTTTTCTGGCCTTCCATCATTCATGACATATCGACATGAATTGGCTTTCAGATTCCAAAATCCAATATTAAGCGGCTTAGCTTCAACCGCTTCTTTCAGTGGTAAAGCATCTGATTTAGGAAATCTAGGGGCCTTGTTGAACCTTATGCCGCTGAATGGCTTTGACGCTCTTGCAGCCTTCGGCTTTACAACTTTTGGCCCAGACGACACTTTTATTGGATGGTGAATAAATTCAACACCATGCCGTCTCAGTCTCCAAACTTTACCAACGATTGTATTTCGGGTCTTTCCTAAAGCTTTTGCGATTTCGGATGCGGGATACTTTGCATTCCACAGATCAACGATCTTCTGCTCATAGTCATCCAGAACATATACTTTAGTAGATGTTTTGGTTGCGACCTCTGATTGGTGGTCGTTGTTTTGCTTGGTGTCGGTTTTCATCATCTGATCCATAATCAATATACTCTTGTGCTTTACCGATGTGTGCTGTGTTGAGAACAATGTGTCCTTTGTCTATAAAAACGCTGTCTCCATCATCATTCATGCGCTTATAGAACTGTTTCCCAATAACAAATATGTCGTTATTTAGAATCTCGCATAACTGTCCAATATTTTCAGAATGGTGATCAAAGATAACTTGATGAACCAAAAAGCCATTTGATGATGGCATGTGCATGGTAATTAGATACTTCACTTATCCCTCCGAACTACAGTTCCATCCATCTTCTTTTTCCACTTTGAATTCCTACCGGCAGGAAGGGGGCTACGCGATGTCTTAGCTCCTATATGCCTCTGGTGAATGCGTTTCACCTTAGCGATCAAAGGAATATCCACGGTAGCAGTATGCTTGCGATGGCACTTCCTATGAGCAACAAGCCAGTTAGAATCATCGTCCCGACCGCCAGCTTCCAACGGAATGTCGTGTGATACATCCCAATCTTCTCCTGGTATGACCTTCATGTTGCATATATGGCATGTCCCGCCATGTCTCAAGAAGATGTCAGCCCTCATTTTGGCTGTAATGCGAACCCTCTTCATTGGAGTGTTCCACCATTATCCCAATCACAAAGACCTTCTTCAGAGAATGTCATCAGAGCCATATTACATTTTGATGAGAAGTCTAAAACGATACCATGTGCCTCGTCCTGAGATGTGCAGCAATTCATGAGAATTTCAGTAAACGCCATGATCATGCCGGACATGATATTGTTGAAGTCATTCCCATCTACGACTTGAATGATCCCATCTTTAATATCAAATGCAAGTTTATGCTTTTCAAAGATTTTTTCAGCTTCTTTATCTACACTCATTTCAATCTTCCTTTATTTTTATCCATTTCACCAATGAGAATGGAGCGACATAATCACGTTCCCAGTTACCAGTATTAGAGGCTTTTATGTCTATCACATTCCATTGGGTTTTTGTTTTACCAGAAACAATAGCTGCATATTTTTTGTCACCAGACAAGATGAACCAATAAGCAACTTTATCCCATACTTTGTTAACTCGTTTTTCAGATGAAATCATCAAGTGTTCATATGGAAAATCACTTTCTCCAGAAAAGCTCTTGCTGATTCCTTTGACCTCAATGCGGAATCGTTTGCTTCCATCAATTATGTATAGATCACCATCGTCAACATAGTTCATATGCTCTCCGGCAGTAGGAGCCTTCCTCATGCCAGAAATCTCAATTTTGTATCCTTTCATATGAAGATATTTCGCTATGACAAAAACAGCATCAACGGATTTTGTTAAGCGATCCAAAAATTTTTGATGCTGTTCCGTCGTCATAGTTTCATCTCTGCTCGACGCGTAGCCTCTTCTGATTGGCGCTCAGTGAATTGCATCCGAATGTATTCAAGTTGTGCTTTAAGGAGCGCTGCCTTTTTACGGGCCTCAACCATTTCAGTCACATAATCCTTCCACTCGGCGGAAGCCTTCACTGCCATCTCGGCGCGAGAGACAGGGACATCGCCCTGCTCTGCCATTTTCTGTGCGAGGAAAGCACTCTTAGTTTCCTCTAAAATGCTTGCCGCAGAATCGGCATCAATCCATCTTTTTGCGATGAGCCGAAACTGTTCTGACAGTGGAGCATTACTGGTCATAATTCACCTCAAAAGGGTATATCGTCTGATATATCAATGTCATGCTTTGATTGCGTCTTGGGCGATGATTCACTTTCGGCGCGTGGTTGTTTTTTACGGAATGAATGGGAGAACCAAGGATTGCCATTCTTATCCTTTTTAACCC